CGGAGCCGGAGTACACATTCACATTGGAGCAAACGGACACACACCGCAAACCCTGCGAAACCTCGCCAACCTGATGGCGAGCCACGAACGGCTGATTGCAGATGCCCTGAAAATCGACCAAGGCAGAATGAACCGATATTGCAGAACGGTCAATCCCCAATTCATCGAACAGCTGAACCAGAAAAAGCCCACCAACATGGCACAGTTTGCAGACATCTGGTATACGGCAAACGGTGCAAATTACGGCAGAAATCAGCACTACAATGACAGCCGATACCACATGCTGAACTATCACGCAACTTTTACAAAAGGCACAATTGAATTCCGGTTATTTCAATTCGACAAGCCTGCCAACGGCAGGAAAAACGGACTTCATGCCGGACAGCTGAAAAGCTACATACAACTTTGCCTTGCCCTTTCCGAAATGGCAAAGGGACTGCGAACCGCCAGCCCGAAACCACAGCAAACGGAAAACCCGAAATTCGCCATGCGAACATGGCTGATTCGGCTGGGACTGGTCGGCGAGGAGTTCGCCACAGCGAGAAATTTTCTTACCAAGAACCTTGATGGCGATGCCGCTTTCCGGTTCGGCAGATAAAGGGACAGCCTTTTGCTACCAGCTACACCAGACCGCTTCGGCGGTCTTATGGTGGTGAAAGGGTATCCCTTTCAGAAAGGATTTGATTGCATGAAAAAGTTTTACCTTGCCTATGGCAGCAATCTGAACGTGAAACAGATGCAGTTCCGCTGCCCGGATGCCAGAATTGTGGGGACTGCGGAGATCCCAAATTACCAGCTGCTGTTCAAGGGCAGCAAGACCGGCTCCTATCTGACCATCGAACCCAAGCAGGGCTGTACCGTTCCGGCGGCAGTCTGGTCGGTGTCGGAACGAGATGAACTTGCCCTCGACCGCTATGAGGGGTATCCCCATTTCTACTACAAAACGGAACTGGAACTTCCTATTGCAGAAACCGGAAAAAAGCTGACTGCCTTTGTGTATATCATGCACGAGGAACGGAAACTGGGCATTCCCACTTCTGCCTACATCCGCACCTGTGTGGACGGATACCGCCAGTTCGGTTTTGACCTGAAACACCTGCGGAAAGCCATGGACATCAGCGAACGGGAGGTGTACCACCATGAAAACGGATAAGCCAGTTTCGGCAGTCTGCCCACTTTGCGGAAAGTCATATTCTGGTGTGCCTGCACTTTCCAGAACGGACAACCAAACGCCCATTTGCCCGGACTGCGGCATTCGGCAGGCACTGGAAAGCATCGGCGTTTCCACGGAGGAACGGGAGAAAATCCTGTCTGTAATGCACCGAAAGTTCCCCATGTAACCGCCCTGTTTGCCCTGTGTGGGCTTTCAGAGCACTTGCCGAAAAAACTGCCCAAAGTCAAAATCAGCCCCACACAGGCGAACTGTGCGGGGCTTGGTTGGTGGCTGCAATTTTCCGAGATGCCTTTTCCATTGTACTGTATTTTACCATAAAAAAGCAAGTTTATCCAGTGTCAAATCCACCAAATATATAGCGGAAATATCGCCTTATGTTCTGTACATTTAGCCGCTTGCTATACGCCGAAAGGTATGGTAATATACAGTTACCGAAAGGGAAAACAACCAAAAAAACGGAGGAAAAACACAATGGTAGCATACGGAATCGCAAAGGCAAGAGCAATGGCAAACAGAACGGACTGGAACGAAAGAACCGAAATCACAAAGGCGGTCATCACCTGGTTCGATGCGGACTACGAATACGAACTGGAGATCGAAAACGAGGACAGGATGGACAACGAGGAGTTCACCGCATGGGTTGAGGAAAACGCAGAAAGCCTTGCAAAGGCAGATGCCGAGGAAAACGGAACGACCTTTGAGGAAATCGACGGCATCGACTTTACGGAAAAGGAAATCGACGACGATGCCCTTTTTGATGAGGAGTACGAAAACGCCTGCGAATTTGAATGGGTGACTCCCCACGGGGTGGGGAGATGTCCCGAAGGGACAGAGGGGACGGGCACCTGTTAGGTGTGCCAGACCGGACGGTAACCCAAAACCCACAATCCAAGACCAAAGCCCCGAAAGGGGCTGCGGCTCGTATAGCCGCTGTGTTGCCCTTGTCCGGCGTAGTTTTGTATCCTCCGGGTAGTTTTCCCTTTCCCACAAATGCCCCACACAGGGCAACGTGGGGCTTGCTTTTTTGGTTGGTATCATACACAATTTTCTGCCTTCCTCTTTGTGCAGAATATGCCGGAAATTTCGTTGACTTCTCCTTTGGTTTATGGTAATATACATCATGCCGAATGGCAAAAACAACGAAAACTGGAGGAAAAAACAATGTGGTCAGAAGGAACAATTCAGGTAGGAACAAGCACTTTTCACTACTGGGTGAAACATTACGAGGAGCCTTCCACTTTTGGATATGAGGAAGGCAGAGCCTCGAAAATCTCCCTGCGGCGGAATGGCAAAACGGTGTTCAATTTCGACCGGGGCATGAATATTCCGCCGGAGGATGAGGAAACCGAAACTGCACTGGCGATCCTGCTGAAACAGTACAACTGATTTTTCCAAAACCGAATCCCACAAGCCGGAGCCGAAAGGCTCTGGCGGTCGTACACCTGATTTTTGTTCGTGTATGGTACACAAGAAAACGTAGAAATTTCGACGTTTTTTCTGTCCATTTAGCCGCTTGCTATTCTTGAATTTGTATGGTAACATGGTTACAATGGGGATAGAATCTCGATTACAAAACTGCCCCTTAAGGGCGTTAAAATAAATGATGCAGACTTGCTTTTTGGCAGGTCTTTTTTGTTGGGGGGTGAGAACAATGGCAAGATTTAAACCGACCCGTTTTATGGCGGAGGATTCCAAGTACAACAAAAAGGCGGCAGACTATGCCGTCTCTTTTATTGAATGCCTCAGCCACACCAAAGGCACATGGGCTGGAAAGAAATTTGAACTGCTGGACTGGCAGGAACAAATTATCCGTGACTTGTTCGGAATCTTGAAACCGAATGGCTATCGTCAGTTTAACACGGCTTACATTGAAATCCCGAAGAAAAATGGCAAATCAGAGCTTGCTGCTGCAGTTGCCCTGCTGCTTACCTGCGGTGACGGCGAAGAACGTGCCGAAGTTTACGGCTGTGCTGCCGACCGCCAACAGGCTGCCATTGTATTTGATGTGGCTGCCGATATGGTACGAATGTGCCCTGCCCTTTCCAAACGAGTGAAGATCCTGACCTCACAAAAGCGTATCGTGTACATTCCAACCAACAGCTTTTATCAGGTGCTTTCGGCGGAAGCTTATTCCAAGCATGGCTTTAACATTCACGGGGTCGTGTTCGATGAACTGCATACGCAGCCGAACCGAAAGCTGTTTGATGTTATGACAAAAGGCTCCGGCGATGCGAGAATGCAGCCTTTGTATTTCCTGATTACCACAGCCGGTACAGACACCAACAGCATCTGCTATGAGGTACATCAAAAGGCAAAGGACATTCTGGAAGGCAGAAAGCATGATCCGACTTTCTATCCTGTTATTTATGGTGCAGATGAATCGGAAGATTGGACTGACCCGAAGGTTTGGAAAAAGGCAAATCCAAGTCTGGATAAGACCATCGGCATGGATAAGGTGGTGGCGGCGTGTAATTCTGCAAAGGAAACTCCCGGTGAAGAAAATGCTTTTCGGCAACTGCGTTTGAATCAGTGGGTAAAACAGGCAGTACGTTGGATGCCGATGGAGAAATGGGATAAATGCAAGGTCGCTTTTGATGAATCTGAACTGGAAGGAAGAATCTGCTACGGTGGGCTTGACCTTTCCAGTACAACAGATATTACAGCTTTTGTTTTGGTATTTCCTCCAACAGATGATGACGAGCATTACTACGTTCTGCCCTACTTCTGGCTGCCAGAGGAAACTTTGCCTTTGCGTGTCCGAAGAGACCACGTTCCATATGATGTATGGGAACGGCAAGGCTATCTGAAAACCACTGAGGGAAATGTTGTCCATTATGGTTTTATTGAAAACTTCATCGATGAACTGGGACAGAAGTTTCACATCAAAGAAATTGCATTTGACCGCTGGGGTGCGGTGCAGATGTCGCAGAATCTGGAGGGGCTTGGATTTACAATGGTTCAGTTCGGGCAGGGTTACAAAGATATGTCACCACCGACCAAGGAATTGATGAAACTGACTCTGGAACAGACCCTTGCCCACAGCGGACACCCCGTTCTTCGGTGGATGATGG